TGTTTTATTCTGTAAATTGGGAAGAACCACCAGCGATCAAAAAATGTCGCATCGGGTCCAAGCTCGTCTGCCAAGCTGCAATATCTGCAGCATCCGACATCGTCACAAATCTCGCAATGCCTCACCTCACCACCTGTCCGAATAGACGAAGACCGGCACATTGCCGCGAGTGAATTCCTGAACCATCTCTGGCTGGCTGAAGATCGACTTGCCATCAGGCCCAACCACCCGGATCGTCTCAGCCCTAGGCCAAGCTCCAATCAGCAAAAGAGAAATGAGCGAGAAGGCAATAAACCAGTTGAGCAATAATAGCACAGTTTGCGGTTTCATTCCATGTCTCCAATGTACCTGACTTGTTTGATCATCATCATGCGAAAGCTGGTATTGCCTTTGATTGTGCCCTTGACAGCATAGAGAGCCTTGCCCGTCTTTCCACGATCGACGATCTCCTGTCCCAGCTTGGGAAACTTCCATCGGTCTATCTTGCCGAAGATGGTGTCTGTGTCGTCGGTGAGCTGAAGGTTGAGCGATGCCGTGAGACCATCCTTGATCTCAAAGCCTCTGCGCGCAATGATGACTGCTTCGTTCTCATCACGTGGGTTGATCTTTGAGAAGGTGCAAAAGACCATGGCCTCGTAGTCATTCTGTTGGATCTGCAGATCGACGATCGGCGTCGGAGGTGTCACGATATTGCGTTCAAGAGGATCGGGCATGAGTCGGCGGAAAGCGTCTCTGATAGGCCAAATGGAATCAATGGGAGTTTTTGGATCGGCGAACAATTTCCGAACCTTGTCGGGCATCTTCTCATTCCGCGCCCGGCAGGCGATGATTGATTGCACCGTCTTCGGCCCAATGCCATAGACGTTCTGCAGCGGACCAACCAGCATCCGCTTGCCGTCACGACTTCCCACGACCCACTTGGCTGTTGAATATTCGAGGTCAACAGGGATGTACTCATAACCTTCCGCCACCATCTCTCGCAGCATCTGGATCTGCCTTGCCGGATCGTTCTCATGGCTGAGGGTTGCTGCGGCGAACTCAAACGGGTAATGCGCCTTGAGCCAGCAGCACCAATAGCTGATGATGCCGTAGGCGACTGAGTGGGACTTGTTGAACGACCAAGCACCGTATGCGCAGAGATCGTCCCAGATCTTTTCGGCAGCTGTCGGGTCAACACCCTTGGCGATTGCTCCAGCCTTCCATGGATCGCCGAACTGGTCAAAGTATTCCTTGCCGAGCGACTTGCTCATCGCCTTGCGCAGTGCGGTGACCTGCCCCCAGTCAAGATCGCCAATGTTGCGGCCAATCTCCATCACCTGCTCTTGGTATAGAACAATGCCGAGCGTGTCCTTCATGTATGGCTCGAAGATCGGCGACGGATAAGTCACCGAGTTGACACCATTGCGTCGGCGGATCCATTCATGCGCGCCACCGCTGGCCAGCGGTCCCGGCCGACCGAGCGCCGTCACTGAAACGATGTCATCAAACTTGTCCACTCGGAACCGCTTGGTGATTGACTGCAGCGCCATGCCATTGAACTGGAAGATGCCCGACCACTGCTGCTTGTTCAGCACTTCGAACGCTGCTGGGTCATCGAGCGAGATCTTCTCGAGAGCATCCTTCGGCAAACCTGCAAGCTCAAGGCAGTCTTCAAATACAGACAGCTGCGTCAGGCCCAGTGCGTCGATCTTGAGAAGGTTGTACCCTTCCTCGGCATCCTTCTTGTCACACATGGTCGCACCGGTCCGATGATCAACTGCGACATACTTGGCGATCGGCTCATTGGCGATAACGATACCAGCAGCGTGCTGAGAGTAATGGCGCGGATGGCCTTCAAAGCGTGTGACGACGATAGCATTGGGGTGATCCTCAAGCAGCCGCTTACCGGCTGGCATTGAACGGAGCGTGTCCTCAAGGGTCTGGAGCGCACGGCTGTCGCCCAAAGACCGTTCAATCAGCGACTCAGCGACAGCATCGCATTTCCATCGAGGAATTCGCAAGGCTGCACCGACCTCTTGAAGTGCAGAACGCGGCTTGAAGAGAGCCACCGTTCCCAGTCGCGCAACTCGCTCTGAACCATATCGCTGATTGATATAGTCGAACACCATATAACGTTGCTGATCGGAGAAGTCGATGTCGATGTCTGGCATGTCGTTTCGGTTAACATCGATGAACCTTTCGAAGATGAGGCCATGGGGGATTGGGTCAATGGTTGTAATGCCCAGCAGATAGCAAACCAGCGAGCCGCACGAGGAGCCACGTGCCGGTCCGACGATCATTCGGTTGCGTGCCCACACGCATATGTCAGCGACGATGTAGAAGTAGTCCTCGTAGCCTTTCAGTGCGATGAGGTCCAGCTCACGCTTCAGCCGCGCCTCATACACTGGGTCAGTCAGGTCGCAGCCCAGCTCAACTGCTTTCGCCCGGCAGAGACCCTCAAGCGTGTCTGGCCGTTCCGGGTGAGGCAGCTCTGCCTTCAATAGCTTTACGCTCGACGCGGATTGAAGGATCAAGTCGGAATTCGCCTTCGCTTCGTAAAGCTGCGCACTCAGCCATCCCTTCGCGACATGATAAGCCTGCCACTCGTCCCACCCCATGATCCATTGCGGATAAGTCTGCATCTCAGAGTTGCGACCTACCAAGACTTCATAGAAAGCCGAGTCGCCTTCCCGAACAAACTTGTTATCGCTCGTGGCGACGATCGGATGGCCTTGCCGTATGCGCTGCCGTACCATCGCCGCGTTCGACGCTGGGCTAAGGGCCACGAAGAGATTGCTCGCCGGTACCAAAGGCCATTCCATTGGCGTTCTGTGGCCGGTGACCACGTATGCGTCCTTTACAGCGGTGGCCTGTTCCAGCGTCAGCAACGGCTCGTAGCGGAATTGCTGGGTTGCAAGCTCAACCAGCCGGTTGATCGGCTCGACCGAATCCTTAGCGATGAACGTCCAATGGTCGACAGCTGGCTTCTTCTCATTGATCGAATTGGTGACGGCCAACTCAACTCCGAACACCGGCTTCAGACCTGCCTTGTCAGCTGCCTTGGCCCATCGATAAAAGCCGAACGTCGACGCACGATCGGTTATCGGCGCATGGGTGGCGCCGATCTCCTTGAGCCGGCCGATCACATCATCGATCGACCCTGCCGCTCTGCGGAACGAATAGCCTGTTCTGATCTTAAGCAAAGGAATGCTTCCTCTTTCTGCCGGCTTTCATCTTGATAGGCGTGTATGCCCGGAAGTGGTGATGCGAGCAGTACGAGCTGCCTTCCTTCTTGTGCACAGCGCAGAACTTTGCCTCTCCTTGATTCGAAATGATCCAACGGCAATCGTCCTGCTCAAGGTCTTCGAGCCTCTTGGGAGACAGCTTGCTTTCATACTCTTCCGCCGACACTGGAGCTTCCGGCAGCGGTAGGCACTTGTCAGTGAAGGTCGCTCCCCAGCCACCGGGTCCGGACTTCTTCAATCGGGCGATCTTCTTCAGAGGCCCGACCGGGTTGGTGACCTTCTTGCTTGTGCCCACTGCGATTGACTTCATCGGGCCACGAGCCTTGCGTTGGGTGGCGTTTGAGCCCGACTTCTTCTCAGTCTTTATCGTGCCCTTTGCCTTCAGCCGGTTGACAAAGCCCGCCACTGCGCTGCGAGATATTTGAAGTGTGACAGCTATCTCTGTGTAGCTCTTGTCCTCCTCCCACAGCCGATGGATCTCTGCCTTCAGCCTTTCGCTCTCTTCCTTCGGACGTTGTCTCATATCAGTTCCCTCGCCTTGAGTTCCCAAAAGCACCGAGCCATCGCCTTGACGTCAGCTTCAGCCGAGTGAGCTGAGGTGAATGCCTCGCCGAAAAGGTATTGGTGCAGGCCGGTCAGATTGAGGCGATAGCCTTTGATGTACTCGGTCGCCTCGACTGTGCAGATCCGCTCCCATGGGAATGGCGGATTGTCAGCGTCGAACCTTTTGTATTCAGCTGACAGGACCGCCATGTCATAGCTCAGGTTGTGAGCCACGATCGCGTCAGCCTCCATCAACAGCCTGCTGACAGTCTGCCGGAACATTCCGAATGGCGGCTCGTTGGCCAGATCCTCGTCCTTGATGCCAGTGATCTCTGTCACCTTCTTCTCAAGGCTGATGCCGGGATTGCACCTGAAGCCAAGGGTCTGATGCACCAGCTGAGTATCGTCCATGATCATTCCGTAGAACTCGATGATGCGCGGCTGCTGGCCGATCTCCAACAATGAGTTGGAGAACAGCGCAGTCGTCTCGGTATCAAAGAATAGGCACTTCATAGCAGCCCAGCTCCCTTGAGTGCCAAGTGAACATCGAGGTCTTCCTCTGGCACTCCGTCTGTGACTTGGTTCATGACGTGAAGACGGCTGATTTGGTCGTCTTTGTCGACACCAGCTAACCAATCGTCAGCCGCCTTGTTGCGAGCGATGTTGTCACGCTTCTCTTCGTCCAGCTCTCGCAGCATGGTCGCATAGACAGCTAGGTCAAGCAGCGAATCATCATGGCCGGTCTTGTGGAAGCTCTCGCAGTAACGAGAGATCTTTGAGACGACCTGCACCAGAATGCCCAGCCGGTTGAGATCCTCGCCAGTGCTCAGGTGAATGCCATGCGGAAAGAGCACTGCCATGACATGGCCGAAACGCTTGTAGTTATCGCCATAGATCTTGTTGCGCTCTTCGTAGGTGGCTGCGGACTCGCGCAGCATTTCAGGAACTTTTTTCATTGGTGCCTCACGAGCTAAGAGGAATGTAAAGGCAATAGCCGACCCAGCTCTCAGAGCTGCCCGGCCTGTCTGCCGTGTTGCGTTCGCAGCCATGGTATTCACCATCGCGGCTGATGCGCACCTTTGGCTTACCGTCGACCGACGAAATGTTATCCTCGTGGAACGCATGCGTCTTGCCACTCAGATCTGACTTCCAGTAGTAGATCTTGTTGGCTGCATCATAGGTGACAGAGCTGCCATCAATCACCCGGCAGTCCTGCTCGTTGCAGCAAGCCGCATCATACCAGCTGTGAGACTTTACTCCGAGCGCCGAAAGCAGAAAGCCGAACAGCGCCAGAACAATCACGAAAACGATTGCCATTCTTTCTGCGGTCATATCAGTAACCTCCGGGTGAAACTTGCCAGCAGGTGAAGCCAGCGTTGCGCCATGCCTCGACGACCTTCTCTCTGTCATCGAGGACCAGCCATTCTTTCGGGGCCAGCGGAGCGATAAACTCCTGCGCCATGCGGATCTTCAGCTCGTGATCCGGCTCGTAGTTGTCGTCTGGCCGCATCAGCACGAAATCAATCGCTATGCCATGTGTGTTTAGCCAAGCGATTGTTGCCGGCCTCCACTTTTCGTTCCGCCCGGTGCAAGCGACGATCAGCCAGTCTTGCTCTTCAAGGATGTTGACAATTTTACCAGTCAACTTCTTCGGCCTATCAAGAAAAGCCAAGGAGTGGAATTCCTCCCACTCCTTCTGCGCTGCAAGATGGTCGCGGTGCGAGCTGTCGCAGAGCGTCCCATCAAGATCCACGATCAGTCCGAATCTCTCGCTCATGCCGTCTGCCTCAATTCATCGAGGAGCTTGATGAGCTTCAGCCGCAGCTCGCTGTCACGAGCGCATTCCTCGATCAGCAGCTCCAGCTCTTTCGCTGCCTTGTCGAAGCTCCGATCAATGAACATCGCTGCCCATGGGTGCGCCTCAAGAACGCGATCATGCATCGCTGTCAGCACGTCACGATACTCGCCCTGCGTCCGCACCGATGCGCGCTTACGCTGGGTGTCGGAGAACGTGCGCAGGTCGAACTTGGCAACGATGTTGGTGTGGATGTTCGTCGGCAAGATCCCACGAGCGTCTTCCGCCTTGGCCCCATCGGCCAGCAGCTGCTTGTATGTCAGGTCGATAGACTTCATCTCCAGCTCGTAAAGATCTTCAAGATGACGATTACCAGCGATCGATGGTCCAGTGCCGTAAGTCCATTCTTCCATCTCCAGCACCCGCATTGTCTGCTGGGCGTAGGAGCCGGTGCGCGTACGGACGAACTGGTGAGTGAATGCCCGCGTCACGCCAGTGATCAGGAATGTGTAGGTGACGAACTCCCAGCTGGAGGGAATGGTCTTGGCCATGTAGTCCAGCTCTTTCATTATGGCCATGTCCGACCAGTTCTCGATGTCAGAGAGCAGGTTTGGCGTCAGCTTGAGCCGGGTCTGCTTCGTGAAGACGAGCAGGTTGGCTGCTGCGCGAGCCGGGTCTGGCGAACCTTTGCCGGTGTAGTCAATCAGAGTCACTTGCATGTCAGTATCCTTTCAGTGTGTGTTGGTAGGCATCACTGGTGCCATTGACCATGCGTTGAATTTGGCGGACGTCATGCACAACATCATCCAGCAAAAGATTCGGCCGCCAAGTTGCGAACCTGCCGAGTGAGTAGACGTTGTGTTCCCTGCTGGCCCACATGATGAAGTCCCTGCGGACCTTCTCGTTGATGGGCAGGATCTTTGCGTAGCGTTGCTGCGAGACCTGAACATCTTTCAGCTGCTTCAAACCGATTGCCGGTTGAACGCCGATCAGGTGAAGAGCTGCTTCGATGATGTAGCTCTGATAGTCTCTGACATAATTGATGTCATGACCTTGAGTCTCGATGATCAGCTTGCTGCCAGTCACTGAGACCCTCGATGCGGTGTACTTCGGGTCCGGCACGTACAGAGAGAAGTAAGTGTCGAATCCGGGCAGCTCTGCAGTTATGTTAACTCCGTCGACGAAACGGAATTCGACATCAGCCTTGTAGCCAAGGACATCCATCAACGCGCCCATCGGCATGGTCGAGATGATCGGGTGACCACGATCCACAAAGTCAGTCACCTGCTTGCCGAACTTGATCGACGTCGTACGATCGACGATCGCCGCTAGTCTGGAGATGAAGTCCGGAGGGGCGATCCACCGGTCGCTGACTTCACCAGTGCCGGTGATGGATGAGCGCAGCGTGGCAGTGCCGTTCGTCTTGCGGGAATAGGCCACAGCGTCCGCCACCGGGTTCAAGTAAGGATGGCTCGCCTTCATGACGCGCACCTTCTTGAACTCAATGCCGACCGTGTCCCCGACCACCGACGATCTGAACCGCAGGACCGCTGAGTGGTTGTTCGGCAGCTCTGGGGCCTTCTCCGTTATCTGCGCACATTCGTTGCGGAGCATCGCCGCTGCCAGCAGGCCGGCCATTCCTGCGCCAATGACAGTGAACATCATTCAACTCCTTCCATTTCGGGCATCTGGGCGCTGAGCTCCTTCATGTAATATTCCAGCCGCTTGGAGATCCGGCGAGCTTCAGCTTCAGGGTCGTACTGCTGGACGAAGCAGAACGCTTCATACATGTCCAGCATCTTGAGGATCTTCTCCTCGACGACCGTCAGCTTTGGCGGAGTGATGCCGAGCTCCTTGTAGAAGTCCAGTTGGATCTCCTCTTCAAGCTTGCGCAGCTCTGGGTGTTCCCGCTTGATCGGCGACGGAATATCTGCGAACCGATACTCGCCGATGTCATGAAGGATGATCGCCTTCAGCAGCTCCACCGATATGTTTGGGTAGCGAACGATGGCCAGTGCGGCCATGCGCCATGAGTGCTCTGCGATGTTCTGGTTGAACGTGCGAGAGGTATGCCAGCGCCGGACATAGCCGGCATTCAGAATTGCATTCTCGCGCTCAATGCGCTGGGAGCGTTCGTCAGTCACTTCTTCACCTCCGTGATCTTGGCGACCTTGCCTGTGTAGATGCCCAGAGCGTCGAAGTCAATATCGTCGCCATTGCGCACCTTCTCACGGACGAACGCCAGCAGCGTCTGGGTGTGGACATTTTCGTCCATCGACACGTTGTGGCCTGACTTGACCAGATCGTCCTTCAGCGCCAGAGCCTCGTTGTGCTGGCTCTTGGCGAACGGCACCTTGAGCTCAGTCTTGATCAAGCTCTCGCCGCCATGCGCCTTGAGCCATGCGAGTGCGGTCTCCCGCTTGTCATAATCCTTCGGGAGAGAGCCGCTGTAGAAATCCTCGACCTTGATCTTTCGGCCACGGACGACCATCTCAGTCATCTGCAGCTCGGCCATCAGGTCAGGGATCACAGCAGTGCGGAGATAGTGCTGCTGCTTCTTGAACGTCTTCACGTCCTCTTCCATCTGGGCGATCTTCTCGTCCAGCGATAGTGCCTCGTCGACCGATGTCTGGAGAGACTTCAGTTTGTCGGGAGCGCCGACTGGCGCCCCCATATCAAATTCGGACGAGTCAGTCATCACATCGCTCCTTCGCCGGCAGCGTTGTGGTCGTCGTCGGCAGAAAGGTCAGCAGACGCAGTGCCAGCGATCAGAGCATCGCGGAACTTGACTGCTTCTTCCTTGATGGCCTGCCAGTTGTCCAGCTCCGGCAGCGCAGGGCCACGGCTGATCAGCCATGTGTGCCATTCGCCTTCGTTGTTGGTCTCTGGTGCCGTCTTGAGATCGTAGGTCCGGTAGAACAGGGGAGCCACGAACTCGCTGCCGTCAGCACGCTTCAGAATCTCGCCAGTGGCAAGGTTCATCCACTTCTTGGATCGCTTCAGTGCAGTTGAGGCCATCGGCAGGAAGCACTTCCGCCGACCAGCGGTCAGGTTGAGGCCGAACCACTGGGCAGTTTCCTGCACCAGATTGCCGTTCGGAGTGATCGGCCTGTTCTTGTCGTCCCTGCGGCACGTGTTCAGGATGTCTGGCGTTGAGTGAACGGCGACCAGCCCTTTACCCGATGCACGCGGTGCCCATTCGATCCAGTCCTTGCGGTAGTGAACCGGCAGGAATGCGACGCCGCCCTTGAACAAGTCCCCAGTGGCAACATCGCAGATGTCGCCCTGTTCGGCACCGGTGATAAACTCCGGCTTGCGGGCATTGAGCTGCGGGGAGAGCTGCTGGAGGATCGTTAGGCGGGGAATGATGACGTCGTTGGCTGTGACGTTTTCCATTCCTGCTCCGGCGAATTCTGCAAAGTCATCACCGGCTGCGACGGCCGAGACCGCCTTGGTAGCTGCCACTGCAGGCAGCTTTTCATTCTTGCTCATGTGTGAGCTCCTTGGGTACGCTGCGCTGATTGCCGGCAGCGAATCGGCGAATCGACTATGCCCTGAAAATTTTCGAGACAAAAGATTATTTGGAAAATCGTCGACATTCAGCAAAGAAAAATTCGTCTGTCGTTGAAATCATTGAATAATTTAAGTTCGTAATCTGAAGAAAACTGTTTTCTTTTCTGCAAATATCAGCGATAATCGCTTTGTTGAGGGCGACTTGCGCCTGAAACGCAGGACCGGAGATCCCAAGCATAAAACTCTCCCTCTGGCCGGTAGGTCGGGATGGTAGTCTAGGAGCGAAAGCAGAAGAGCCTAGGCGGAAGTAGCCACCCCGAGCTGGTTTCCGGCAGAGACGAGAACCAACCGAATGGTCTATGGGCAATGGCAGCCCATACTGAAGAGATGCCAACGAAACCTACGGAGCACTACGATGGCACGCATCAAGACTTGCGAAATAGACGGCGAATACAAGCAGGTGCGGACTGATGGCCTTGCGATGAACGAGACGAACGACTGTGCAGTCGTCGCCATCTCAATCGTCTGCGGCGTCAGCTACGCAACAGCCCACGCCGCTCTCAAGACGCAAGGACGCAAGGACAGGCAGGGAGCCTACAGAGGCACCCAGCTGCGAGCGATTGAGAGCCTTGGCTTTTACGTGGCATCAGTTTACCGCCACCATATTAAAGAGGGCATCATCGCCAAGTACCCAGCGCCGCACAACACACTGCAGTCGGCGACCACTTACCACCCGGAACGCTTCAAGAAAGTCTGGGGCGCGATGGAGAGCAACCTGCTCCTCTTCACCAAGCGTCACGTTTCGGCCTGCAAGGACGGAGTCGTGAAGGACTGGGCGAAAGGCAAGGCCAAGCGGATCGAAGAGATCTGGGTCGTCCGCAAGGACAAGGACGAGGCCTTCCGGGTTGCCCGGCAGCTTGGCGGCATACCTTACTAAGAGGCGAAACCGGCTCAGGCCGGTCTGGTGGAATGGCTACCACCACTGAAGAGCCAGCCAAAGGAGATTGAGATGAAGAACCCACTAAAATTTCGTGTCGTCGAACGTCAACCGATTCACGACTTCCGCGATGCAGTTTGCGGCTGGAAGGTCTGGGACATTCGGTATTATGCGACTGAGGCCATGGCCCATCGCGCCGCTCATGATCTTCATGGCCTCGAATACGAGAACGGTGGCGACGGATACTATGAGGTGGAAACGCTCGAAGGAAAACGCGTCTATCCTGCTGCGCTGCCGACAATCTTGGACACGGACGAAGTAATTCCTTTTTGAAAGGCGAAACCGGCTCAGGCCGGTCTTGCCGGTTGGCTACCGGCAACTGAAGAGCCAGCCCAAGGAGAGAACGATGAACAACGACCGCAGAAAGACCCTCGAGAAACTCGCCAAAGAAATTGACGAGCTGCGCGGCAAGATCGAGGATTGCAAGTCCGAGATCGAAAGTGCCCGCGACGAAGAGCAGGACTACTTCGACAACATGCCTGAATCGCTGCAAGGCGGCGAAAAAGGCAGCGCAGCTGAAGAAGCAATCGGAGAGATGGACCAAGCGATAACAGAGTTAGAAAATGCAGTCAGCTCGATCGAATCCGCAATGAGCAGCCTTGAATCGGCGCAAGCCTAAGTCGAAACCGGCTGGTCGCCGGTCTTGCCGGTTGGTTGCCGGCAACTGATGAGACAACCGCAACAAGGAGAACTAGCATGGCACATGAAGTTGAAACGATGGCCTACGCCAATCAGGTACCGTGGCATGGTCTGGGAGCGCAGGTCGACGACAGCCTGAACGCTGGCGAGTTTCTGAAGGCTGCTGGCCTCGACTGGACAGTCGACCTGAAGCCACTCAAGGCAGACTACGACGGCGAGCTGATCGATGTGCCCGGTCGCTACGCACTGGTGCGGTCGTCGGACCGCAAGGTGATGACCGTCACCGGCCAGTTCTGGAAGCCGGTGCAGAATTCTGAAGCGATCGGCTTCATGCAGCGTTACGTCAACGCTGGTGGCGCAAAGCTCGAGACTGCTGGCTCCCTGCGCGGTGGCCGTTATGTCTGGGGCTTGGCGAAGATCGAACGGCAGCTCAACATCCGCCGGAACGACACCATCAACTGCTACCTGCTGATCGTTACCTCGCACGTTGTCGGTGAGGCGACCAAGATCAAGACCACGACAGTGCGTGTCGTCTGCGCCAACACAATGGCGATGGCCGAGCGCGATGGGCAGTACGCCTACCGGCAGAACCACCTGTCTGAGTTCGACGAGTCGGCTGCACGTGAAGCAGTCGCAGCGGCGCACGAAGATCTGGACAATGCCGAGCGTCGTGCCAAGAAGATCGACAAGCTGAAGCTGACTGTCATGGACGCAGTCAACAAGGTGCTGGTGCCGGTGATGGCACCGGAGATGGTCGAAGACTTCACCAGCGAGCAGGAGCTGTTCGATGCGGCGATGAACTCGAAGAAGATCGAGCAGATCGTTGACTCCATCCAGAACGGTCCCGGAGCGATCCCGGACACCGGATGGGGAGTGTTGAATGGCTTCACCCACTGGTGCGATCACGTTCAGGGTCGCGGCAATGAGTCTCGCCTCTTCCGGTCTTGGCTGGGCGACTACAGCCGCGCCAAGCAGGAAGTCGAGAAGAAGCTCTTTGAGATGGCATAAGGAGGAAGGCGAAACCGGCGCGAATGCCGGTCCACCGGAATGGCTACCGGTGCTGAAGAGCCAGCCACACAACAAGGAGAACTAGCATGACACAGAACGGTTTCATCATCGAAGCTCGCGGACCGAAAGACGCCGAATTCGGCCGGATCAACCTCATCACCTTCGATCCGACAGCGACCCGCAAGTACCTCGCACCGAATGGTCGTTGGGTGCACTGCCGCACCACTGCTGAGGCTGAGGCCCAGCGGTCGGTCAGCCGTTGGCACGATTCCGACCAGTTCCCAGATCACGTCATTCGCTACCGGGAGGTGTGAGATGAAACGGAAGCGTCCGCTCGACGAGCTTGACCTCGTGCACACTTTCTTCTCTGCGATCGTCGCACTGGTCGTGATACCGGCCATCGTGATCATCGTTCACGTCATTGTCAACTGAGACGAAACCGGCTGGTCGCCGGTCTGGCGGGATGGCTACCGCCACTGAAGAGTCAGCCAAACAAGGAGAATTGAAATGCCAGAATTGTTCCCCCTAACAACGCTCACGATCAATGAGATCACCCAGCTCTCAGGCATCGTGATGGGCGCTGGTCAGTCCCGCGCATCCGACAAGCCTTCGGCGATCGTCCGTCTGGAGCGTCAGCTCAAGGACAAGATCGGCGAGGAAGCAGCCAAGACGCTCCTCGATCAGTCGATCTTCACCACTGATTCTTTCGATGAAGTGAAGGCCCGGTTCGAGAAGGCTCTGAACCTGGACAAGCCCAAGCCTCGCATCAAGAAGGAAAAGGTGCCGGGCGAAAGGTTGACACGCGGCAAGAAGTCGGTCTATGCCGGCAAGACCATCTACGCAACCAACACCGACAACCCACGCAGAGCAGGCACGAATGGACATCGCTCATACACGATCCTGCTCAACTCCCCGCACGGCATCACCTACGAGGACTACATCAAGGCTGGCGGTCGTCCGAACGACCTTGGCTGGGATGTTGAACGCGGATGGGCTGCTGTCAAGTGAGCACCATGCAAGAGCACCGGCTAGGTTCCAAGTTCCAAATTTTTTGGGATTCGAGGACTCTGCCGGTGTTTTTGTCTGAAGATAGGTTCCACTTTCTCTCTCTTCTACTCCGTTGGATAAGAAAAGAGAAAAGAAAGAACCTTCGAAAGGGTTGTGGAAACAAGCCGAAAAGTGGAACTTGGAACCTAGGAGGTCCTGCCCCATGCGTTTGGAAATCAATCAAGATGGCTCAATGCGGCTGATCGGCCGACCGTCCAGCCATCTGCTCGCCGTCATTGGCCGACTGGAAGGTCGGCGATCGTGGCTCAAGGATGGCTCAATGAAGCTCTTCGCCAGCCAGCACAACATCCGGGTGCTCAAAGGTGTGCCCGGCATCGAGATAGCGACCGACGAAAGCCCATCGAATTTGGTCGCTGGAGCGTTTGACGGACTCGCCCCACACCGCCCCACTATCCGCTCAAAGAGGCCAGCGTATGACCACCAGCGGTCGGCGCTCGACAAGATGCGCGGCAAGAAGGCTTTCGGCCTTTTCATGGAGCAGGGCACCGGGAAGACCAAGACCATCATGGACTGGGCCATTGAGCTCTGGAACACCGGGCAGATCACCGGTGTGTTGGTGGTCTCCAAGAAAGGTGTCCATCGGCAATGGGTGGAGTCAGAGCTGCCGGCCAATGTGGATGGTCCGGTGACTGCAGCCTTCTGGCCAGTCAAGCAGCTGTTCCAGGTCGACGGAAAGCTGCAATGGTTCGCCATCAACTATGAAGGCTTGAAGGCGGCTGCGGGCAACGCTGTGGCCAAGGAGTTCGCAGAGCGTCATGTCGGCAAGCTCCTCATGATCGCCGATGAGTCGCAGGACATCAAGAATGCGTCTTCGAATCGGCACAAGGCAATGACCGACATCGGCCGACTGGCGAGCCACAGAGCTCTGGCCACAGGCACGCCGATCGCCAAGGATCTGACCGACGAATGGGCACAGCTAAAATGGCTCAACCCGAACATCATCGGCATCCACTTCAAGACGACCTTCCAGCGCGAGTTCTGCATTATGGGAGGCTTTGAAGGGCGAGCTGTCGTCGGTCACCGGGACATCGATCGCTTCCGCAAGCTGACAGAGCCGCACACCTTCCGTGCGACCAAGGCTCAGATCGGAATCCTGCCCAAGCAGTACAATGTCTGGAAGTTCGACTTGACCAAAGAGCAGCTGGCGATGATCAAAGAGGTGCGCTCAAAGCTGACTGCAATGCCGAAGCATCCCAAGCTCGCTGACCTCGAAGGTGCGCAAGCACTGAACAAGATCAGGCAGCTGTCCAATGGCTTCTGGATCGATGAGGATAAGTACCACCACAAGATCATGCCAGTCGACAAGAACCCACGCATCGCAGCCATGCTCGATTGGATTGATTCCGACGAGGACAAGGCTGTGGTCTGGGCGCACTACCGCTATGACATGAAGCTGATCGCAGACGCATTGACTGCGGCCGGAATCACGTTCGTCGAGTATCATGGTGGTGTGAAGGATGGCGACAGGGCGGAAGCTGTGAAGAGTTTTCTGTCGAAGGATGGGGCAAGGATCTTCCTCGCCAATCCGCAGAGTGCCGGTGTGGGTCTGAACCTTCAAGGCTCATGCAACCGGGCACTGTACTACTCCAACTCCTTCTCGTCGATCGACAGATGGCAGTCGGAGGATCGCATTCACCGCATCGGCACAGTTGGCGCGGTGACATATACTGACTTGGTCGGAAAGGGATCGATCGATGCCTACATCGCTCGCAACCTGAAGGCCAAGAAGGGTCTCAGCGACTTGGTGCTGGACAGCGTTGATCAACTGTTCGCTGACGACTTTGACGAGCCTGAGAAGAAAGTCCAGTTCGCTGACGACTTCTGACAGCTGGGCGGGAGGGTCACTTTGATCTTCCCGCCTTCACCCGCGTGAATGGCTTGCCGGTCGCACCCGGATCGATCGTCGGCGGCTCGTACAGCGATCCCTCTGACGGGTCGCCAAGGTACAATGGCAGCGGTGCGATGACGCCGAGCCTGCTCTCAACAATCAGCAAATTCTGCACTGCTGGTGACGGATCAGCCATAAGCTTTCGCATGGCGTAAGCGTTGTATCCGACCACAGATCCGTTGGCGAAGCCGAATGGAATGTTCGAGGCAGTATGGTCGTGACCCTGAAGAACCCAGTGGAATCCGCGCCCTCGACGACCATAGCTGGTGTGCGCCCGGTACATTCCTCTGACTTGCTTGTAGATCGGGCCATACATTCCGCCAGTGCCTGACGCGCCTTCATGCCCATGTCTGAGGAGGAACCACCAGCCATAAACATTGAACAACACCTCTCCGGACCCGGTGTAATAGAATTTTACATCATCAATCTTGCCAAGTATCTTTTCGACACTCCACGAAACCATCACGTCCCAATTGTCGCGATTGCCTTCAACGGAATGCGGCTTTGGCGTCAGGCGACCATGGTTACCCGGCGAAGTGTAAACGCGGATCGGCGCTCCCACCTCACTGCGCAAGAATTCGATCCCGCCAGCGATCAGCTCTGCTACGAGCTGTGCGCTCTCGACGACTGGCATTGCCCCGCCACGTCGACTTTCCTCCCGCAGATTATTCTCAATCATGTCACCGCCCAAGCACAGGATAATCTCTTGAACGGGATCACCCTCCCAATGCTCAGTCAGCAGCGATGCAGTCTTCTGGAACAGCCGATGCATTCTGACCCGGCAGATATCGGCATTATAGCTATTGAGACCATCCATCTCGTACAGAGAGACATCTTCACCGGCATGCACGTCTGATATGTGAAGGATCGCAGAACGCTGACTGCCGCTGCTTGTGCCATGCTCTTGCAGAATCACTTCTGGAGCTTCGAGTGCATTTGCCAGCTGGAAGACTTCGGACCGCAGATCTTCGAGCGCCGCGATCCTTTCGATCAATTGCTGATTGGCTTTCTTCAGCTCTTTAATCGCTCGATCTTTGCGGTGCTCTTCGACCGGGTCTATCTTTGGAGCAAGCTCAGGCTCAGATGCCTTGCTCTCTTTGTACCTGTCTGTCGCTTTCTGGATGGGATCATAAAATCCTTCGATCCTTACCGACTCAAGGCGGAAGTTTGCACCTCTGACTGAGATCTTCCAGCGCCGAGCAATCTCGCCAATCGCCGAAGGACGACCGCCATTTATTGCCAGAACATCGTAACTAGGCACAAAGCCTTCATCGATCACAGCTGCATATTCGGCGGCGTACTGTTTCAGCTTTTCAAGATCTCTTGGCATCAACTAGCCCCAAAAAAGGTTGATCGTATCTTGTCGCCTGCTAGTGTTATAAATGCAGCTATTGCAGCTAGTCCTCCTGCATACCAATTCAATTTTGCTTCGACATTCGAAACTCTAGTTTCGAGCTTGCCATGATGTTCGGTAACTCGCTCGTCGAGCTTGTCATGCCGACCCATCATGTGAGCTTGATTGTGGAGGATCTGATCAAGCTTGTTTTGCATTTGACCAAACTCTTGTGAGAATTTGTCAATCTGGCTTGGGCGACGATCGGTCATTTCTTTTTCCTGCAGGGCCAGTGCCACGTTCGAGTTGGTCCAATATCAACATGCGGTGGTGAGCATCCATATGTGCCTGTTCCGCCACCGCCATTGCTGCGCCAATAGGCGACGATCGCTTTTGCACTCACACCTTGAAGGCGGACATCAGCCGCCATGCAGCGCAAATGATAGCTGTCCTTCACCCCACGATTGGTCGCTGGCGTGCGGCACCCTGAAGTGACTACAACGGTCTTGCCGAAGTGTCCTGCCATGCCCTTGAGCCGCTTTACCAACTGGGGCTTGAGATTCTGGTGATGACCGGCGAGTGGTGCCAGCGGAATAGCGGGCGAAGGATGGGCAACGGCGAGCGTTGCAGCCAAAGGCAGGGAAAGGGCCAGCCTTTTCATCGAAGCTCTCCCTTGGCCCGGCAAATCCGATTTATCACAGCGTTCTGCGACCGCAGATCGGCGATCGTCTCAAGGGTGTCGATTTGATTGTCTAGATCTTCTTCGTCCGGTGTCTCAGGAGCTGCGAACGAGATCTCCCGGAGCTTTGCACATGGGACAGCTTTAGGAGCCATTGGGCTGCTTTCGCCGACGATTATTGGGATCGTTGACGATTGCCTCATGGTCGCGCTGCACCCGGCCAACAGCGTCGTCAGCATCAGCATTGAGGCGATCGATTTCGCGGCGTGCTTCCAGTTCTGATTCATCTTTCCCTGCCTGCTTCGCTCGCTGCTCTGCTAGACGGTCTGCGACCGCCCTGAGAAAGCTCAAGACGGTCGCAATTATCGATAGGATCGCCTTCATGCGACCTTCTTGTTCGGCACCAGCCAGACGAGCATCGGAGTGATCGCAGCTACGAGGCCATTGAAGGTCTCCTGCGAGAGGCCGAAGTCAATTCCGGCGAAGTTGTTCAGCGCCCAGAAAACTAGGCCGAGTGCTGCTGCGATTGCTTTGTCGAAAGTCGTGAACATCGTTCATTCCTCGTTTGTTGTTTCGGAGATGTCAGAGTCGTCAAGTTCCATTGCACCATTCGTCGGATTGACCGACACTGTCGCTGGCCAACGACTTGCGATCAGCCTTCCTTTGCTAATCTTCGACTTTGACACGCGATTGTTTTGATTGCCGCCAAGAACGATGAAATGAGTCTTCGTCTCGCCGACATAAAAGCCCACATGCCCGCCACCCGGTCGCTGAAAGACGAGAATGGCTCCGACCTGTGGTTTGATGTTGATTCCGAACTTGGCCCAATTGCGGGCGTAGTACGGGTTGTCCGGCACCGGCTCATCGGGCAGCGAACGAAGGATGCAGGTCTCGACGAAGTCACCGCACCATGGCAGCTTCTTCGGATCACCTAGCGTTACGCCGTCTGACCTCAGCCAATGGCGCAGAGCCTTGTTGTCGGTCGACTCATGCCAGCCAAGCACGCGCATCGCTTCTGTCAGCCATGGCCAGTTGTCAGGCGACTGAGCAGCTTGCACCGGACGACCAAAGAGGAGTGTCAGAGTTTGCGGACCTGCGATGCCGTCAGACCTGATTCCGGCCGCACGCTGAAATGCGCGGATGGCATTGATGGTCTTCTTTCCGCGAACACCGTCTGCCGGTCCTGCGTCAAAGTTGAGCTCATTCAACTTTTGCTGGATCTGCTTGATGGTATAATTCATCACGCTCCCCATTTCCGCAAGAAAGCGATAGCATCGCGTTGAGCATCTTCATTTCCGATCACACCGATGTGGCTCTCTGGAGAATAGTCTTTCCTCTCGAGAACACCATCGAAGTTCGCAGCACGGTGAATATTAGCCAACTGTGCCCAAAGATCAAGAGCAGCGATGACATTCTTGCCGACAGGCGGGCAGAACTTTAGCGTCCGGTCGAAAACCACTACGACATGCTCTGTCGGTTCATTGATCAATTCTGCGATCGCCGATAGGCAGGCGAAGGCTCCGTTGCTGTGACCGATCCAATACATGCGCTTGGGCTTGCGCCTCTTAGCCGATGCTACGACATGCTCGTAGCCTTCGTAGCCACTCATCGAGGAGTGGAACTGGAAACCGCCGACCGATGAGCAGACATTGCGCAGACCTTCTTGCCAGCTGAATTTGTCACCAGACAATAGGCCAGACCAGCAATTGCGGTTTTGATCGTAACGAGCGTCGATCATCAATTGAGACCTTTCGTCGCCCATTGGCTTTCGAGCTTGCAGTTTCCGCCCGGATAGGGCTGCGGCTCCCGGCAGCTGTAGCGTTGACTGTCTTTGGTGAAGTAGTATTCGTCGCCGGTGTATCGGCCCATCGAGACACAGGCAGAGAGAGCCAACGCTGCAATGACGATCGGGATGTAACGGATCATCTCAACTTCCTTTCTTTGCCTCGTCGTCCAGCGGACGAGGGTCGTGCTTGTACTGTTCGGCGGCCAGCGCCCAAAGGATGATCTTGCGAAGGAGTTTGCGCATCACATGATTCCTTTCAGAAACGCCCGGATTTGCGGCATTGTGTTTAGCGGCTGCTCGCCCTTCAATGTGCGAATTTCGTTGATGCACCAAAGCAGCGCCTTGGTCTGTACTTCGTCGGTCATCCGCTTGGCGTGCTGGCCCTTGTATGCGTCCAGAACAGCGGCGCGAACCGGGCGAACGCGAGCATTGGCCAGCACTTCGCCCAATTCGTTTCGTTGACAATGCGGGTCGGCATTGAACCGTCTGCCTGCCATGCGGCAAAGGCCGCATCATTGGCGGGGACATAATTGCCGGTTGCCGAAGAGAAGACTTGCGCCTCGTTGCCGCCGACAATCCAGTACCAGTTTGAAGGATCGTAGGTTCTCATACGTATTGACCTCCCGAGGCTGTTGGCGTTCCCGCCGCTGCATTTCCGGGGAGGTGCGTGATGCCCGCCCCGTACACGTTGATTACGGAGTTCTGGTCAGATGTGTAGCGAGTGCCGGTTGCCGATCCGCTCCATGTGACGCTGAAAATCGACATCTGACTTTGGCCGGTTGCCGCAAATATCGTGCCAGTAAAAGCAGGCGTGCCGGTGATTGTAACGGTGATCCCCGCGCCGTATTCGACCAGCCCTTGAACTGCTGTAAGAATGTGCGTAGCGGCTGGGCCGGTGATGGAGTAGGACGTTGTAAAAACCAGATGGCCGAGAAAGACAGCGACGTGTCTTCCGCCTGTGGTTGTGCCGAAAGTGATTGATGCGCCGACCGTTATTTTTGCGCTTTTCCCATTCGCAAAAAGACAATTGCCGACCCCCGTGCGCAGTGTGCCGTTTTGCACTGTCAAGTTAAACGGTGCGCTGTTGGTGACGCATTGGCCGCTGGCTGTGTTCAACGTGCTGCCGCCCAAATCAAGGATGACATTTCCGCCAACTGGAGGGGCTGAACAACTCAAGGCGTTCGTGATGGTCTGACCGGACACCCCGTAAGTGATGTTGGCATTGTAACCGGCCAAGTCCAGTGTCAGGATTGTGTCATAGGCCTTTTGCAAAGTGGCGAATGCACCGCTTGATGAGTTGACCAATCCTGTATTGGTGTTGGAGCCATCATTTCGCACATAATATGTGCGGTCAGCCGTCAACACTTCACGAATTCCAAGGACCGACCGCGCTTCCGCCGCCGTCAAATCCTTTGGTTCTCCGGTAGTGGAAACACCCTTAATCGTATTCGACGGCATATCGGCAAGTTTGGCGTTTGTGATGGCGGCATCGTCCACCGTCCAGACGCCGCCAGTGATGGATATGTCGCCCTTGTCCCCGTCAGAAAGAACCGACGTTCCTTGATCCCCTGCGCGGAACCATGTGACGACAACAGAAGCGCCATCGGCCAGCGTGCCATTCGATGCGATAGGCGTGACAGTGACTTTGCGATAACCCGTGCCATCGACAATCGTTCCGGTGACATTAAATTCCCGATAGGTCGTCGGCGCGCCTAGCTGCTCAATGCGCAGCGTTCCCTTGACTGTTGAAGTGCTGTCGTCAAGGCTGTCGAGCCAAGTCGTTACCGTCGCGCCTGCCGCGTCCGCATTGTCGATGAAAAGCTGCGTGATGCTGTTGAATGTGGCGTTGTTGGCGCGCAGCGTTCCAGCGCCGGGATCGGCGTCTGTGACGGTGGTCGAATAGGTGTAGCGGTATCCGGGCTGGACGCCATCCGTGCCCGCATTGCCGGTGCGCGAGAAGGTAATCACGACGATATCGCTTGCCGACAAGACGCCCGCAGATGCGACGTGAGAAATAGGGATCTTGCGATATCCTGTGCCATCAACGATTGCGCCAGTGACGACATATTCGCGGTAG